GCAAAACGCAACAGATTTTTTATACAATTCATTTGATACAGAAAGACCTAATTCATCGTCAATGAGTAGAAATAATGCAGTGTTAGTTAAACTTGGATTAATAACATTACGTGAAACAGAGAATGACGCTAGAAGTAAAATCGTAGCAATAACTTTAATGGGAGAAAAATATAAAAAACTATTTAAATAAATATGCCAAACAATACAGGTTACAGAACACATAATGATAAGTTTAGAGTTGATATAACTGTAAACGGACAACGATATACAGAAGTTGTTAATGATGAAGCCACAGCAATAGCAAGAGTTTCTTCAATTAGACAACAAGCGCTGGACGGAAGACAAGCTATTAGAAGAAGAGCAGTTGAAAGTATTACACTTAAGCAAGCTTTTTGGAATTGTTATAATGACCCAGAGAATGATTGGAAAGATACAACGCATGGTCAAAAACAAAAATATTATGCGCAAAAAATGATAGAGTTTTTTGGCTCTAATAAATTATTAAAAGATATTACGAAAGAAAATTGGTATCAATTTATAGAACAATTTCCAGACACAGCAACAAACAATAGACGAGCAAGTTGTTTTAATAAAATATTTAAGCACGCTTTTTCACAAGGTAATGTAACTAGAGTTGTTTACATACCAAGAAAAAAAGAAAGACTTACCAGACTAACTACTTTTAGTATTGAAGACGAACAAACTATATATTCAGCATGTAAGCAGTTAGGTTATAATGATTTAAAAGATTTAGTAACTTGTTTAATTGATACAGGTTGTAGAGCAGAAGAACTGTTATCTCTTACTCCTCAAGATATAGTAAAACACAAATCAGATTGGACTTTAACAATTACTAGAACCAAAACAGATACTATTTCTCAAGTAGGAGTTTCACCAAGAGTTAAACAAATATTGTTAAGAAGATTAAATCAACCAAAAATATTTATGACTAGCTACAAACAAATGTATCGCAAGTGGAATGATATTAGATTGATTTTAAAACAAGAGGATAATGAAAATTTTGTATTTCATGTGTGCAGGCACACGTGTGCATCAAGGTTAGCATCAACTGGAGCTAATTTTATTCAAGTATGTGGTTGGATGGGATGGTCTCCTAATAGTCCTGTAGCAAAAAGATACTTACATTTCTTCCCACGTGATGTTATTAGCATGGCGAATAAATTAGGTAATTATGGCGTAGAAGATAAACCAGAATTAAGTTTAGTTTCTGGTAAAAATTCTGCATAAATTAATGTGCACAGATGTGCAGTTATATGCACATGTGCAAAGATTGTGTGCAGTAGCATACTAGAGTTGTTGATTGATAGGGCTCTTAAAAAATAGAGGACTTAAAAGCCTTATCTGTTGTCTACACTAGCGATACTATTGTGCTAGCGTATTAAAATACATTGTAATTCAAGCGTTATAACAGCTTGATACTAAAAATGTATATAGCAACGCTGGCGTTGTAGACGCATGCACATCTGCACACAATCTACAAACTAAACAAGAACACTTGGAGGTGTAACATGTTAATAGATAAGAAAATCCTAGATAAACTAGGTGTAGAGCAAAATAAACTTAATGTGCCAAAAACTTTACATGAAACAATAGAAGCAGAAAAAATACTTGAACTAGATATGATTAAGCAAGGTATGTCTAGGTTTCATAAAACAATAAATAAAACCAAGGCCACAAAAAATAGAGAAGGTAACCAAAGAGAGACCTCTGAAAGCGTTACAATATATGGACAACAACTTTCGCAAGAGGGATTAGAACCATTAAACGATGCAATAAATAATTATTTTATCAGTGCTTTTGATGGGCATGCTAATAAATATGCAAGTGAAGCTATTGTATTAGCCAAGTGTATTCCTGTTAAGGAAATAGATAATCAAGAAAGCGAACGTTGGAGCGCTATTAGTTTTATAACTTTAAAAGCAATACTAGACAGTATTACAGTTGGCTCTACGCAGACCAAAACAATATTAAAAATATCTAATTCAATAGAAGATGAAGCAAGACTTTTATACTTTAAAGAACAAGATAGTAAAACATATTCAAGAACAAAAGAGTGGTTAAAATCTACGAATAACTACCGGCATAAACGTAAAGTTTTTAGGTATGCTATGAACAAGCATCAGTTAGAGTATGCAGGTTTTGATAAAGAAGACAAAGTAAAACTTGGTAAACTCTTATTAGAATTAATAGTTAAACATACAGGATTTGTTGAACTAATTAATAAATGCGTAGGCAATAAAAGTTATAAATACGTTCAAGTAACAAAGAAAACTTTTGAATGGATTGAAGCAAAAAAATTTCACTCTGAAATATTAAAACCTTTTAGACTACCAATGATTATCTCTCCTAAAAGTTGGGTGAATTGTTATTCCGGCGGTTATTATATTAAAGATTTAAGACCAAAGGAATTAGGTTACACTTTAGGAGAACTTAACAAACAACCAATGGAGAAAATCAATGCATTATAATTTAGTTAAAAGCGCTTCAAGAGCATTTCTTGAAGAGATAAATAATAGAAAAAGTCAGATGCCTTTAGTGTATGAGTGTATTAATTTAGTACAAAGTACACCGTATAAAGTTAATAAAAAAGTTTTAGAGGTATCTAAAAGTATATGGGATAAAGGTTTAACCATAGGTAAAATACCATCTAAATTTAACTTACCAGTACCACCTAAACCTTTTGATATTGCTACAAATAAGGAAGCTAGAATTAATTGGAGCAGACAGAAAAAAGCTATCTGTGATTACAATGCCACATTAGACAGTAAAAGATTATTGTTTGCAAAAATATTTTCTATTGCAACAGATTATTTATTGTATGAAAAAATATATTTTCCATGTCAGTATGATTGGAGATGGAGATTGTATCAAGTCCCACAATTTTTTAATATACAAGCAAATGATTTGGCTAGAGGTTTATTAATCTTTGCTAATGGAAAACAATTAGGTAGTGAACAATCTTTGGCCAGACTTGCTATTCATGGAGCTAATACTTATGGATTAGACAAGGAGCCATTTGAAAAAAGAATTGATTGGGTAGAAGACAATAGAGAAAATATAATATCTACAGCTAAAGAACCTCATAACAATTATAAATTTTGGAATGAGGCTTCAGAGCCATTTCAATTTTTAGCTTTCTGTTTTGAATGGGAAGCTTTTATAAGTAATGGTGAAACAAGTGATTTTGTAACTTGTTTGCCTTGTTATTCTGATTGTAGTAATTCAGGATTACAAATCTTTTCTGGTTTATTAGCTGATGAAAGTGGTGGAAAAGCCACTAATTTATTACCACAAGAAAAACCAGCAGATGTTTATAAAGAAGTTGCAGATGAAACATTAAGATTATTAAATCTTGAACCGGATAGTCTCATAAAAACTATGTGGTTAAATTACGGAATAAATAGATATACCACTAAAAAAGTTACAATGTGTATTGTTTATGGTTTATCACAATTTAGTTGTAGAAAATATATACAGGAACATCTTGAAGAAAATGAAGATGATGGAATACCTATTCCATTTTCAACTGATAAAAATAAATTAGATAACGTCCCAACAACATTTAAAGCTACGGCCTATCTATCTAAAATTGTTTGGAAAGCTTTAGACAATGTTATTGTATCAGCAAAAGAAGCTATGCTTTGGTTGCAACAAATATCTAAATTAGTTGCAGATAATAATTTACCAATGACGTGGACAACTCCAATTGGCGCTATTGTTCAAATGAAATGTCCTGTAATGCAAACCAAAAGAATAAACACAAACATGGGTGAAAAAATTTGGAGACCTAAATTAAAAAAATTTGTTAATGATATTAGAAAAACTACAATCCAAATTGAAACAAATAAAATTAATAAGAAAAAAGTTGCTAATTCTATTTCACCTTGTTTTGTTCATAGTCTTGACTCTGCAATATTAGCTAAAGCTATATCAATTGCACACCAAGAGGGAGTAAATAATTTTGCTTGTGTGCATGATAGTTTCGGTGTCCTAGCTCCAGATGTTGTTAAAATAAATTATGCAGTGCGCAAAGCGTTTGTAGATATTTTTAATAATAAAAATTTATTAGAAGATTTTTTAAATGAAATAAAACCACAAATTAAAAAAGAAATGCATAGTAAAATTCCACCAATACCTAAAAAAAGAAATTTAGATATAGGTAATGTAATGGATAGTCTTTACTTTTGTTCTTAAAGCTACGCTAGCGTGCACATAAGGACACTATTGATGAATAGAAACTTCATCATAAACAAACCAATAACCTAGGAGGGTTAAATGGAAAAAATTAAATCTTATACTTCTCCTTTTGGCAAAGCAATTTATCCTCATCTATCAAAAGCGGATGTTCGCTTTAAAGCTGAAGGTGAGTTTAAAGTAGATTTAGAACTTTCTGATACTGATGCTGAAAGTATCATTAGCATAATTAATGATACTCAAGAAAAAGCAGTAAAGGAAGCTCAAGATAAAACAGGTAAGAAGAATATAAAAAAAGCTTCATTACCTTTTAAAAAAGAAAATGGAAAAACCATTTTTAAATTTAAAATGAAAGCCAGTGGAACCAATGCAAAAACTGGTGATACGTTTAAACAAAGACCGGCAATATTTGATAATGAATTAAAACCCATGAGCCCAGATATTTCTATTTGGGGAGGCAGTGTTTTAAGAGTTAACTATATTCCACACGGATATTACACGCCGATGCTTGGAGCCGGAGTAACTTTAAGACTTAAATCTGTTCAAGTCAAAAACTTGGTTGAAGGAAATTCACAATCTTCAAATGGTTTTGAACCAGTAGAAGGTGATAGTGCAAATCATAACAGTAGTAATACAAATGACAGTAGCCAAGAAAAAATGGCCAACACGTACGACTTCTAAATTTAAGTCAAAGCTTGAGGAGGAGTTTTATAATTTTCTTAATCGTAAAAAAATTAAATTTGAATATGAAAATTTAAAAATTTCTTACCTCAAGCCGGAACGTCCAAGTAATTACATTCCAGACTTTAATTGTCCTTGCAAAAATGTTTCAATATTCTTTGAAACCAAAGGACAGTTTTTAACGTCAGATAGAAAGAAACATTTATTAATTCAATCTCAACATCCAGCATTAGATATTAGATTTGTTTTTTCAAATTCAAAAAACAAGATTGGAAAAAAATCTAATACAACTTATGCAAAGTGGTGTGAATTAAAAGGTTTTAAATATCATTGTATTAATTCAACAAAAAAATTTTTACCAGATGAATGGGTAAAAGAAATTTTAAACAATCAATAATCATGGACAGTAAATTTATTTTAGAAAACTTTAAAAGACAATTACAACAAGAAATTAATTTAAAAAGTAAGGTAAAAAAAATAATTCTATTTGTTTTATTTAGTCTCTTATTTCTTACATTTATTTATATTGTAATAAAACAAATTTCGTTTGCTAAATATTTTTTTTTATAACAACAACTGAAGATACTTACATATATCAATTCAATAATAATCTTTCTTGTTCAGAAAACATTAATCAAAAAACTGAAAGTAAATCCTACTATTTAGGTTACTCAATTATTTTAACAGGTTGCCTAAAAGAATAATCAAAATGCGAAAAGAAACTAATTACATAATAATACACTGTAGTGCTACAAAACCTTCTCAAGATATAGGTTTCAATGAAATAAATCGTTGGCATATAGACAGAGGATTTATTGAATGTGGTTATCATTTTATAATTCGTAGAAATGGAATTATTGAAGATGGTAGAACAACGGACTCACAAGGAGCTCATACATTAGGACGCAATCATGATAGCGTGGGTATCTGTATGGTTGGTGGAGTTTCACAAGATAATATCAAAGTTTGGGAAGATAATTTTGAACTAGAACAGTGGGAAAGTTTAAAAACTTTAGTATACGAATTACATAATAAATATCCAAAAGCAAAAATTAAAGGACACTATCATTTTACTGATGATAAAAAATGTCCAAGCTTTGACGTTGACGACTGGGCAATTACTGAATGTGATTGGATTGAAGGAATAACTTTACCAGATGATGAGCCAGAGCCAAAACGATAGTACGTTTGTAAGACATGAGCCATGCCCAAATTGTAATTCAAAAGATAACTTATCAAGATGGTCAGATGGACATGGTTATTGCTTTGGATGCAAACATTATGAACCACCAACTAACCAAGTTTGTGAGAAAAAATTAATCAAAAAAACAACAGTAACTAATATGATAGCAGGTGAATATCTACCATTAAGTAAACGTAATGTTGATATTACAACATGTAAATTCTTTAATTATCAAGTTGGTCAATATAAAAATCAGTCGGTTCATATAGCGCCATATTATAATTCTAATTATGAATTGGTTGCACAACATATTAGATTTCCCAATAAAGATTTTATTTGGCTTGGAAATGTAGAAGCCATTGAGTTGTTTGGACAACATAAATGGAAAGGCAATCAAAAGATGATTGTTATTACAGAAGGTGAAATAGATTGTTTAAGTGTAAGTCAAATTCAAAAAAATAAATGGCCAGTTGTTTCTTTACCATCTGGTGCACAGTCAGCTAAAAAATATATTAAAAAATCTTTAGAATATTTAGAAAGTTTTGAAAGCGTTGTCTTACTATTTGATAATGATGAAGCAGGAAATAAATCTTCAATTGAATGCGCTCAACTATTTACACCAAAAAAAGCAAAGATAGCAAAGCTGCCTCTTAAGGATGCTAATGAAATGTTAGTAGCAAATAGACAACAAGATTTAATTAATTGTATTTGGTCAGCTAAACCTTATTCACCAGAAGGAATTATATCTGGAGAAGATTGTTGGGATTATTTAGTAAACAAAAGAAAAAAACCATCATTACCTTACCCATGGAGCTCTCTTAATAAAAAGTTAAAAGGTATGAGACAAAAAGAAATTCTTTTATTAACAGCAGGAAGTGGAACAGGAAAATCTCAAGTATGTAGGGAACTTGCTTATTACTTAATAGTTAATAATAAAAAAATTGGATACATAGCTTTAGAGGAGGATTTAGAAAGAAGTATTCAAGGTATTGTTTCTGTAGATTTAAATAAAAGAGTACACGATGAAGATGTGCATAAAACAATAACACAAGAAGAATTTAAAAAATCATTTGATAAAATTAAAAATAATGTTTTTTTCTTCAAACATTTTGGAAGTACAGAAAGTGATAATTTATTAAATAAAATTAGATTTTTAATTAGAGGTTGTGATTGTGATTTCGTAATATTAGACCATATTAATATTGTAGTTAGTGCATTAGAAGGAGACGAAAGAAAACTTTTAGATGCAACAATGACTAACTTAAGGACATTAGTTGAAGAATTAAATTTTGGTTTAATATTAGTTTGCCATTTAAAACGTATTGAAGGAAAGATTGGACATGAAGAGGGAGCCGTAACCTCATTAAGTCATTTAAGAGGTTCGCATGCTTTAGCACAATTAAGTGATGTTGTTATTGGATTTGAAAGAAACCAACAATCAATTGAAAATCAAGATGTAATGACAGTTAGAGTTTTAAAAAATAGATACAATGGAGACACAGGTATTTCATGTCTTTTACATTATAACCGAAATACAGGAAGATTATCAGAAGGTGATTTTGAAAATGAAACAATCCAAATTGGACAATCAAATTAATTCGTTCTTACATGAATATTTAGAATTTGATGATAAGTTTAATAGTTTAGATGATAATGAAAAAATATATGTGTATTCAATTTTAAATAGATTAATGCATTCATTTTATACTGTTTTAAAAAATCAAAATATTCATCCAATATTATT